AACCTGGTGTCCTCCCACGGCACACCGTACATCCGTCCCGACCTCTCCGATATTACCCTGACCGGTACGGTCGCTATTAGCGCTGGTACGGTTACAGGTACAGGTACCCTGTTCACCCAAGAACTCGGTGCAGGAGATGTGATTGTTGTGAACGGTACTCGGTTCACCGTCACCGTTGTGACCAGTGATACCGCCGCCACTGTGACTCCGAATACGGTGACCGTAAGTGCTGGTGCGACCGCGCGAGTCGAAAAGTCTTATGCGAACGGTTTCGAATCATTCGACTACGTCCTTAAGGTGCGGATTACCGCGAAAAACGGACTCGTAAGTCCAGTACTGCCCGGTACGAATCGCCAAGGTCTCACAGACAGTAACGTTGTGAAGCTTACATCTATCCTTGAAGATGTGGGCTATGAGGGTTACAAAACTACCTCGGCTGCCAAGGCACAAGACTTTGTCTACGCCATTGAAAAGGGTATGGGCGGTGAGTACTACGCACCTGGTTTCCTAATGGCACCGGAGGCGTATGCGACGCTATCGTACAGCGCGGGCTCTGATCTTGCCTCGCGTAGCGAAGCCATCACCGAACGCCTCAAAGTAACGCAAACTCTTGTTGCGGCAGCCGAGGGAAGATTCGGGGTGACCGAAGGCATCAGCAACACCCAGCACGTCGCCCTGATCGATTGTGGTGGCGACATTGAGAACCTGTCCCAGGCACAAGACGAACTCGATGCCGTCAAACGGACCGTGGGTTCGTTCTACGGCCACGCCGCCTTCTATGCCCCCTACCTTAAGAACCTGAGTGACCGTTTCGTCCCGGCCAGCGGATTCGTTGCCGGCGCAGCCTGTGGACGGTTTATTAACGAGGGATTCCAGCAACCCCCTGCCGGCGTCCGTTATCCGCTACGTGGCGTGGTTGATGTCAAGTTCCGGATTACGGCACAACAGCAAGAGGTAACCTACGCGCTCGGACTCAACCCGATCCGCTCGCTCCCCAACCGTGGCATCGTTGTCTGGGGTGCGCGTACGCTGTCCAGCAACCCGCTGTTCCGTTTCGTCAACACCCGCGTCATCCTCAACGTCCTCGTTGATGTGATGAACCGTAGTTTCGACGATATTCTGTTCGAATCGATCGATTCGGCCGGTACCGTGTACAGTCGGGTTAAGTCGATTGCAAACCAGATCCTGAATCAGTTCTATCGGCAAGGGGCTTTGTTTGGTAATCGCCCCGAGCAAGCGTATCTTGTGGTGTGTGGCGACTCGAATAATAGTGCTACCCTCCTTGAGCGGGGTACGGTACGGATGGATGCGTACGTGGCGACTTCGCCCACCCTGGAGCGTCTCGCGATCACCATCGTCCGCACCCCTGTGGGACAAGTATCCCTCCTGAGCGACTCGTTCAGCCGCAATGAGGAACGGTTCACCGCCTTCCTTGATGCCACCAATCTTAACGTTTGACGTTGAAAGATAGATATGGCAAGAAGACTTCGTGCAGAGATTAAGCCCGGACCGACTATGGACCCGGTTCTTAATGCCGATACTCCACTGACCGAGCAACAACCGAAACGCACGGTATACATCGAACTGTTTCGTTCAGGCCCACAGATTAGTTCTAGCGGCCAGAAGATGGTATTTGCGGATGAGGACTTGGATCAAGTGGTGAGTGGGTATAATCCCACCACTCACGAGGCCCCCCTCATCATCGGCCATGATCAGGATGACGGTACCCCAGCCCTTGGCTGGGTGCGCGAAGTTTGGCGAAAGGGTAAATCGCTTTGGGGGAAAGTCGAACTGACCCCTAAGGCGGAACGCCTTATCCGTGACGGCGTCTTTAAGAAGGTAAGTAGCTCGTTTTATTTACCTGACGCTGACACGAATCCGACACCGGGTCAACTGGCCCTGCGCCACCTTGGTCTGGTGTCAATCCCTGCGGTCAAAGGTCTCACGGCCTTTGCCGAAACTCACCCCGAAGGCTCGATCACAATTACTCCAAGGGAGTCTTCTATTTCATTTCAAGAAACTTTACCTACTATGGCTAAAAGAAAAACCGAAGCCCCCGCTCAAGAGACGAAAGTTGTCGATCACGCCGACGGTCGGGGTATGACTATTAATGTGAACATTAATGGTGTCAAGGGCGTGGACGAGGAAGGACAAGCTATCGAGGAGACTGGTTCGCCCGCCCCCTATGACATGGAGTACGGTGATCCGGAATCCATGAATCCGATGCCCGGTCAGGCCCCTCTGGAGCCGGATATGCAAGTTTCCTCCATGGTTGAGGGTCCGGATGGCGAAGAGATGGGCGATGAGGATGGTGGCGAGGGCGCACCTGTTGATGAGGATGGCGCCGGCCCAGACGGTATGGAGGGAGAGGATAGCGCTCCCGCCGAAGGCGACGGCGGAGCCGAGGAGGGTGTCGATGACATGTCCGGTGACGACGATGAAGCCGTTGCTGCCGATCTGGCCTCCCAGTACACCGAAGAGCAACTCATCATGGCGCTGTACCAACTGGCTCAGGGCTCCCAAGAGATGGGCGAAGGCATGGGCATGATGGGCTACTCAGAAGCTGAAGCTTTTGAAGATGAGGTGGCTGAATTCTCGGAAGCTGCGCAATTCCCCGATCCGCTTGCCGCTAAAGTTGCCGAACTCGAAGAGGAATTGGCCTCGCAACGTCGGCTTATGCGCCAAAAAGAGATCACTGATTTCTGCGAGAAACTGTATGATGGTGGTAAGCTCACCGAACAAGTTGCCCCCATTTCCGACCTGGTGCGGTTCATGGAGACGTTGAATGCGAAGAATTCCGTGAACTTCAGCGAGACCGGCAAAGCTAGCCAGTTCGACTTCATGAAGAACATGTTGGACAATCTCCCGTCCATGGTGTCGTTCAACGAAGTTGCTGCACCTGCTACCGCACCTGCCAAGAAGCCTAAAGCGCCTCGCCCCGGTGCTGAGGGTTATGTGTTCGATGAGCGTAGCGCTCAGATCCATGCGAAAGCTGTGGAGTACTCTGAGAAGAATAATACCGACTACATGTCGGCTCTCAAGCTTGTTATCGACGACGAAGTCTGATAACACAGTGGGGTAACACGGGTGGGCTTTGACCCACCTCGCATCCACAAATCTTTGTAACAACGGTGGGCTACGCTCACCGGCGAATAGATCGATAACTTAGTTATCAAGCTCACTATTCGTCAGGTTACACCCAAGTTCAGCATGGTACATGGAAGATACGTCTCTGTGTGTCACAAGACAATAACGAAATGCTAAATAATGGCAACTGATCCTCGTTACATGTCGTTCGACCATAAGTATGTTGAGACGGTTACTGTCACCGACAGCACCGCTCTCGCTAATGGTATCGAACGCTGCCGCTTTGTGAAGCGAAGCGGTGCATACCCTGTCGCTGGTGGCTATGCCGCTGGCGTCAATGTGTACAAAATTTATGGTCAAGGCGAACTGACCGACAAGGGCTACCAAGTCGAAGACGCCTCCATGACCGCCCTGACCGGCACCCTGTCCATCGCCACCACTGGTGTTGTGACCGGCTCTGGTACCAACTTTGACCCCGAACTCAATGTTGGCGACACCATCAAGATTGGTGCGCAACTGTTCCGGGTTATGACCCGTACCAGCGATACCGCTGCCACTGTGCTGCCTGCACCGGCTACCGCCATTAGTGGTGGTACCGCCTATATCTGGCCTGGCACTTATGAAGGTCAGTCTAATCCCTCCACCACCCCCAGCAAGCCTGGCGTATTCCCTTATCAGGGTCTGATGAGCGTGGTGACCACGGGTATCGCGATCGTAGAAGTCGATTCCGGCTCCACTTTCGCCGTAGACGACGCCGTGTATGCAACCACCTCCGGTACTGCTTCTAGCACCGCTGGCGCTGGTCTGATTCTCGGTCGTTCCCTGGACGTCATCGGTACTGCCGGTGCTGGCCAATATATCCGAGTGAAGCTCGGTAACGAAGCTGGTTCTTGAGAATAGGAGAGTAACTAATTATGATGAATCTTGATCAAGTTAGAGTAATTGACCCTATCCTGACTCAACTAGCTCAGGGATATAAGAATACTGACGGTGTGGCGACTTTCTTCGCTCCCTCTGTGTCCATGAACGTCCGTGCTGGTCGTACTCTTACCTTCGGGAAGGAGGCCTTCGCAGCTCAAAACTTCCTGCGTGCACCCGGTACCAACATTCAGAAAATCTCGAATGAATTCGGTACCCGGAGCTTCTCGCTTCGTCAAGAAGCGATTAGCTGGCAGATCGCTGAAGAAGTTGCTGCGGAAGCCAAAAACGGTGCTGCTGCAATCGATCTTCGCGCCTATGCCGCCAAAGACGCTGCAAATCGTCTGATGCAGTCCTGGGAAATCCAGGTTGCTAGCAAAGTCCTGGATGTGACCCAGTACGAGGCCGGTAACGTGCTCGATCTCGCCACCTACAATTCTGGTGCCGATCAGTTCAATAGCCCGACCTCTGACGTGGAAGTCCTGATGGACGACCTCAAAGAGCAGGTGCGTAGCCAGATTGGTTGCTATCCGAACAAGCTCGTGCTTTCCCCCGATGCGTTTAACGCCCTGAAGCGTAACAAGCGTATTCGTGACTTCATGCAGCGCGGTGTCCTGGTGAACGAGAAGACCCTCGCAGAGATCTTCGGTCTCGACGAGATTCGCGTCGCCCGCCGCCTTAAGCTTGGTGAAGACAACGCAAGCCTAGAGAACATCTACAACAACGTGGCTCTTCTCTTCTATCACCCCAGCGGTGCTACTGACGGCTTCACCCCCGCTCTTGATGCAAACTACGGTACCCCGGCTTATGCGTATACCTATACGCTGGCTGGCTATCCGATTTCCACCCCCGAGCGTTTCAACATGGATCGTCGTGTTTTCGAAGGCGACATCTTGGTTGAGCGTAGCTTCGAGCTGGTGGGTATGGGCGAAACCGGTCGCTGCGGCGCTGGTGCTGTCCTGCTCAACCCTGTGGGTGCAGCCTGATCTGTGCTATACTGATACAGGTATCATCTCCCAGCCCGCCCTTGTGGCGGGCTTTTTTGTCTCGTTGAAAGCTAAGTAGACGAGATACGCGCCCGTGGCCCCATACACCCCGCCTCCCGACGCCTATGGCGTCGCTAACAACTGTACACCGGCTACGGTAGATTATTTCATTGAGGTGTTCGGATTTAACGAGGCCCTGGAGCTATCGCGCCTCGAAGATCCGACCGCGAACACAATCAATTACCAGCGTATCAACGTCGCTCTCCATGACGCTGCGGTCCTGATTAATAACTTCATCGAAACTGCGCCGCCCCAGGGCAAGCTGCTGATAGCGGGGTCGTATCGCAGAACTCAGGCCATACTCGCTCGCTGGTACCTGGACACTCTGAGACCCCGTCAACAGGTCGTAGACGCCGCAGAGGCCGCCCTCAAACAACTCGACCTATGGGCAGCCAAAGAATCACCCTCCAGCGGCCTGAAGTGGCAAGAAGCCTACCGGTACTGGGGCAGCGCATGTGCGATGACGATGTCCAGCACGCAGCGGGATAGGGCGTTTACCGATGCATCGCTCGCGCGATGGGAAATGCGGTGGGGTACTAATAATCGCTGGAATCCATTCAAACGCAAAGGAGCCCCGGTCATCAACAATGTTGCTCAGCGCGAGCCTAGTGGATCGTTGGATAGGCAGGACGTCACGTTGATTGGTGATAGCACGCTTGAGGTCAATCAGCTATTCGATAGCTTGGAAACCACCCGAGACGTCGCCAGCTTTGCTGACACCCAGAACGCGGCCACGCCGGTCGAAGGCGATGTACTTGTTGTTGAGAATACGGACGGAGACATCACAACCTACGATGGCGGCCTGCAGGAGGCCGATACCTTCTGATGCTTTGATTTTCAGCTACTCAATTTTGTAACACTCCCCCAACACTATGTGGACATCTGACGCCAATCAAACTTACGGATACGATCCCCTGAACCCCGGTATGCCCGGAGGATCGAGCCTGCTGACTATCGTGCCGAATACGGCCAGCGCGGCTTGCGGATATAATACAAGCGGATTGCAAGGTCTCACGCACTCCAGTTTCGGCGTATTCCCGGATAGTACGCAGTACAAGCAGACGGCTAGCGAATTACGCCAATATATCGTCAACCTCGAAGCTACAAGGAAGTTGCGCGACCTGGCCGATGTTAACTTTCAGCGCTCCCCGGAACCCGGCGATGTCCTTGCGTACAACTATACTACCGGGCTGTGGGAACTACTTGATTTCGTGTCCGGCGGTGAGTTCTGACCACGCACCATTGTCGGTGGAATAGTAGACGCGTTCGATACCTGATTCGGCAATGGCCAGTTGGCACACGGGGCACGGACGCGCCATGCACAACTCACCACGGCGATTCACCCTTCCAATAACCAACGTGTCACACAAAGCAGCATCGGGCTTGAGCAACGCTCTTAGCTCCGCATGGAGAGATACTCTGTAGGGCTGACCGACCTGCTCTGCGAGGCGTGATTGGACAGGGTGCGTCTTGCCCCACACATTGGTGCTTCGAACTGCGATACGGTTTTGCGAAGCAAGACGCATCCGACTCGCCAGCGCGAATCGATAGAGAGTGCGAGGTCGGTTACGGCTTTAGTTACGTGTCTACTCACCATCGGCATCAGTCAATAATTCCGGCCATACGCATACAGATCTCACCCCACTCAAGGATGTCACGTCCCTTGAAGTATTTGGACGTGGGGACCTCCCTATCCAGTACCCTTTCGCCCGTATCCAGGCGTTCCATGCGCAAATAACCATACGACTCGGTCTGCGCTAGCACATAGCAACGATAAGTGTCATCAAGGGTATTTTCCCAGAGGACGTTAGGGTTCATGGCGGTGTTCTCCAACTAGAAATGCTTTCAACAGAATAGCAGCAGTGACGCAACCGATAAACAAAACGCTCACGGAACGTTGAAAGCTTTTAAGGACGACACATCCCACCATAGCATCCTGTCCCCATGCTTCTGGAGATCGAGAACCAACTTCATCGACGGGTGCACAGCACGCTCGGGCAGAGTGCTGTGGTGCTACGGCTTGCCGAGCAGCTCGATGACTCTGGGCGCGTGGCCGAGCAGGCGATGATCATTGTGTCGTTCACTGGGGCGAATACAGATAATCCGAATAAGGGCGCTTACATACCCACAGTGCGCACACGCACACTCACGTACACGCTTACCCTGGTCCAGAAGCAAGCACAGCGAGAGGGGCATTCGTTTTGTTTGCCCATCCTCGATCTTCTCGCAGACGCCATCACAGGGTGGGTACCTGAGGTCCCTGGGCTTGAGTTCCAGACTGGATTCGAACTTGGTCCCGAGCGTTTTGTACAGGTAACCCCTGAATCCTCGCAATTCATTTACGAACAGACCTACACCATTGAAGTGTTGATGCATGACGGTCGTTTCTACAGCCAACCATGCGCTGCGTTTAATCCTGTCCAGGTGGGAGACTTCTTGCCGGTGTGTAAGTGTCTTGTAACCCCGGGATCAGATAGCCGGCAGACCGGCTTGGCCGTCTGGAGACGCACACTGGATACGGATACGGAGCAGCGGTATGTGGTCGAGGATTTCAGATGCGGGCGCTTGATTGGTGACAATCTCACCGTCACATGTACGAATTCGGGTGACGGCACCGCCACATACGTATTCACTCCTATTACTGCGATACGTGCCGATGGCAGCGTAGACACTTCCCTCCAGGTGACTGGAACGTTAACGGATGTATGGAAATGTACGAGAGAGGGTACTAAGTCGGGTTCGGAATACCCTGACTGGTTCAGTCTGAATATTGACACCGGGTTGTGGCGTAATGCGGTTGGCACCGTGCCCAACACAGAACCCGAAACAAGTTCCTATCAGTCGCTGACTATTACTCCTAACAAGGTGTATGATGAGAAATCGGTAACCTAAGCCATTTCTCCCTACTGACCCCTCCTCCTCTCACCATGGAAAAAGAATTTCTCGCCGCCCTCACCGCCCAATACAATTTAGCTGGTGCTGCTCGGCTTGCCCACTGGAACTCTGAAGGTGAAAACTTTTATGAGTACCACCTTCTCTTCGAGCGCATCTATGAGACTGCGGAAGCGAAGATCGACATGCTTGCAGAGCAAGCTCGTGGCAAAGGTATCCAAATCAAGGCGTCTATCTTCACTGATGTTCCGGAAATTGACTGGGACACCTGCCAAGAGCTTGCTAAAGAGATCAAAGAGCTTGTCGACAAGCTCTGCGATGCCCTTAAGAAGTTGCATGCCAAAGCCGATGATAGCGAGGAATACGGAATTCTTAACGTTATCGAGGACATCCTGTCTGACTGTAACACTATGCGCTATCTGCTCGGTAGCGTTAACAGTGAGTTTTGATAAAGTAAGGGAGGCCTGAGCCTCCCCGACCATCAGCTTAGCTGAGTCTCGTATAGCAGACGCTGGCTACACCGGCAGAAGGCGATGCGATACGGGAAAACGCGCCGTGGGATAAATCCAAGATACGCCCCCCGTAGTACGGTCCTCGGTCGGTGACAGTGACAGTGACAGAACGGCCGTTGTCCTGGTTAGTGACCCGGATCCGGCTACCGAGTGGTAGCGAACGATGAGCGGTAATGTTCGCTCCAGGGTCCATAGGACGGCCATTGGCCATTGTTTGCCAAGCATAGCCGTCACCCACACCATAGTGGCTAGTGAGCCCGCAGCGGGATGCTGCGTGGGCGGGAGACTGAATGTGGGCTACGCCCGCAACCAGAGTTGCTAGTGCGAGAAGTTTACGCATGATGTCGTTGCAAAGGACAACAGCAATAGAGCGATACGTAGGTGGTAGGCGAAGCCTGCCGGTGCCCCACGTTGTCTAAGGCTGCGACGCATACCGATACGGACGAATCCGTAAAGCTACGCGATTAGGGAGGGGCGTTTACGCCCCTGTGCCCATCTCCTATTCTACATCATCACCGTCCTGGCGCTCCGCAATGCACTCAAACACACCACGGATCGCGTTGTCCAGGAGAGTGACGGCTTCACGTTCAGACATTTCCCCATCCGTACACAAAATGTTATAGATGAGGCGGGCGGGGTTGACGCGTTCGTCTTCGTTGTCGAGTCCGATAGCAGTAATAAAACCTTCGAAAAGGTCTATGTTCTCCCGTTGGCAAACTTCAATAATTTTAGTAAGGATTTCTCCTTCAATCAGGCAATCTTGAACCTCTGGAGTCTCGAGGGTAGTGACTGTCATTGGGAGCAGACGGTTTCAGTGTACGTTTTCAGTATAGCACGGATAAGCGTGTGCAATCGGTCTACCGGTCGGCCAGAGAATTTAATGTAGATACTAGGCTAGTTATAGTATGAGCGCGGCCATCAGGCTCAGCATTAGGCTGCGACACAGTCACCGTACTGGCCGTAGCCGCCTTTCTGAAGATTTTGTCAACCTCAATACTGCTAAACCATGCATTTGCATGGGGCATCTCACAAATCTCGTACTTATACCGCAACCAAGCCCAAGACCACAAATGAGCCACCTGGTATAACGCGCTAACTAGATCAGCATCCTCTTCGCGACACATGTACAACACACTGTCGTGTACAGACATACAGAATCTGGCACGAACGTTAAATCGTCGCGTAAGGTGTTCCATGGCTGTAAGGAACGCATGAAGCATGGCGCTACCTGTAGACTGAATTACCCAGTTATTGCGCATAGTAAAGAATTCTTTGCCTACGGATTTAGGTCTAAAGGCTGTAGACATTCGTGTGCCGCTTAGGGGGTTGCAGGGAACATCTAAGTTGGCGATTCGCGACATTTCATTGTAAGCATATGAATCGCTACCTCCTATTAAGTTCGGAGATGTTTTGCTGGCTTTTTTACCCTTCTTGCGAATAATAAGTTTTTTACCCATAGCTTCGGCCTCTTTGAGGCTAATGGACTTATTGCCCTTTCTGATCGTTGCAGCTAGTGTTTTAACTCCAGATCCATACAACATCCCATAGTTGCACCCCTTGGCAATCGATCTAGAAATACCAATAGTTTTTGCTGTCATGCTATGCATATCTGTACCGTCATCTTTGGATCCGGCTAGAACACTATGACCAAACTGAGTACTTCCCGCGATTTTATGGTACGAATCGGCAAAGATACTTGCTATCACACTTTCTTGTCCATCATAGTCTGAGGATACAAAGGTCCAAGGGGATTTTAATTGAACACGAGTTTTTACTTCAGTGCCAATCTTATCGGGTTTGGGGTCGGGTACTGTTAGCCAAAGGTGCTCACCAGCACGATTTGTGGCAGTATTATGGGGAATGGTTTGAGGAATAATAATATCCATATCTGATTCGTCTATAGCCTTTGTAGGAAGCTGTTCTAGCACTCGACTGCGCACTGAAGTCCAATAACTTACCTTCACTGCAAGACGAATTAGTTCTTGAGCTTGAGGCAAGTCACTAGATAGCATTCCTGATTCAAAGTCATCTAGAAAGTCTTTACTAAGCACACCACCTACATTTAATCCTTCCCCATTGGGGTGAGGTAATCTTTCATAAGTCGATTTTTCCTCATCCCAATACGTCCAACCTTCATCCTTAGAGTACACCATTGGCTGACCGTTCCATTTAAGGCGTAATAGGATATGGCTAAGCCTGCTCTTAGTCGTAATAGGTTCTAGGACAATACGACCCAAGGTCTTATCGTTTTTGGCGTTTTTTCTATACCACATTGGCACCCCATACCAACAACTCTTAGGGGTTCCATCCTTTTTCAAAGAGAAATTAGCTTCCCAATCAAGCTGAGAAAACCACGGATCAGGATCTGGATCAATATCTCCGTTTTTCCAGTCATGCAACAACTCTTCAGCAATCTCGCTCAATAGCTCATCTTGTCTGGAGATTGACTCTTTCCACACTCTTTCACAATTTTCTACCCAGTCTTTCCAATCTGAAACAACTGGCAATACAGATCCAGTTTGAGAAAAGTGTCCGTATAACGTTGTAAGACTAGGGTTAGATTGAAGATATTTAAGTACAACAATTGAATAGAGGTCAAATGTCAATTTGACATCTCTAAGTGCGTATTCAACCAGTCTATCTCTATCTGGCTCAAAATCCCACATAGATTCGGCTACAACAAATAGATTTCTAGTCTTCTTAGTTTCTTTTTTCACAGGAACCATTGGCTTGCAATGGAAGTTATATGCATCGACTAGATTATTAAGCGAACCCTTGTCTACCCAGGAGGGTTTTCCTACTCCTTTAAAGGTTTTGTCGTCTGGATTAGTGAACCAAAATCGTTGATCAGAGGCTAAACCTGATACATTAATATGAGCGGACATTGTATCGAACCACAGGTTCCCAAAGGGGTCAGCTTTGTCAAATGGATCGTGTCTCAGGTAATATGCCTCACGAGTGCGTTGACGATCAAACCCTGCGTTGTGAGCAATCAGCAACGTATTCGTAGTACCTAGAGGAACAAGTTGGGGGATGTAGGGAACCGCAGGGTCAACAAAAGACTGATGCATCCAAACCCAGTACGAGTCAGGTGATACAACTGTTGCAAGGATGGGGTGGCCGAAGTTGGTACCTTTGACAAATGTTTCGCAGTCAAAGATAGCGATATCGACACCCTTTAATCCATCGGGTTCGTGAGTAACAGTCCAAGATCCATCCTGAGACCATTTGTACCTTGTCCAGCCTGTTTGGTAGACAAAATCTCCGATATTTGGGGGCTCTGGAACCTCAAGATCAGCAAACTCCTTGAGGAGTGTTACTTTGTCGCCAAGTATATCCTTACTGGTATTATCAAAGTGTTCGGCTATATTGTCGCCACTTAGAGGAGGCAGGTAGAAGTCAGGGAGTTTTGTAAAAATATCTGGGTTCTTAATGGGAAATTCTACTCCGAATTTCTCCATATCGTCTTTTATGCTATTTATGATTCCAGGATTTGGACCATTAAATAGATTATCAAGGTGCTTAGCGTGGTAATTTGTTACTTCCTCGTCGCCAAAAGCGGCTCGTGCCATGTCCGGGCCAAGAACCGAGTAGCCAAGTGGGTTCAGATGGGTCATGAGAGGCTACGCACACACTTTAGTAGTATACCATAAACTCGTCACGATCGGTGTAGTACACACCTGTTGCCTCCAGGCTCGTCGCATCGATGATACTAACATTCTTGTGCCAGTACGGGAGCCCGTAGTGCCCAAAGAAATACATGTAATCCGGATCAATGTGGTGCTTGGACAGGTCTGGGTCCCTGAACCAGGCGTAGCCGGGACCGAACAGTATGGTGTCTCGTTTCAGGTTCTGTGTCTCGTGAGGGTAGTAGGCATGGGCAAGCCTGTACTTGCCTTCGAGTTCGAGATAGAGGGGTGCGTTGGACAGCATGGAAATATACCGTACCCGTTCGTTGAGCGGTAGCTCGCGCAAACACTCTAGGGTGTAACGTAGCTCTTTTTTCTTCACTTTCTCGCTAGGCATTATTAACGAGTTCAGAACATAGTTCTCGTTGTTGCCCAGCACCAGGGTCGCGTTACCTTTATCGACGAGGTCGCGGATGATCTTCAATACCTTGATGGGCGAACAACGTTTGTTATGCCGAAAATAAGGCTTTGGGTGTATCGTGTCACCTAAAAACACGTAATGATACGTCAGGTCCGGATCACGACCCAATATGGTGCGAAGCAGGGCGACCCGGCCATGCAGATCGCCCACAAATGCATAGGGTCGGGTTACAGGTCGTAGATCCGTGCCTCCAGTGCCCATGGATTAGTCTCAAGATACTGGTAGAAGGCTAGCGTGGGACCAAGGTAAATTGCAAGAAGCGACATGGTCAGAGTGAGGCGATTAAAGGTACACATCTATGGTACATAGCACTGGCGGCTATCGACCACAATCGGTGTGGATTTGTCGACAATGTCCTGAGCGAGCCATATTGCGTAATGGCCAGGGAAATCCACAATCGTGTGTAGCACGCGATACAAGCGGTTAGCGTACCTGATTATTCGGAACCTCATAGATCGGAACGGGCTGCTGCGGCATCAAATATTCCACAACCTTGAACTGACTAACAAAAAACGAACTCGCCAAAATCGCGCCTGCCCAGAGCCAACGGAAATTTTTGAGATCTTGAATCGCGGCGCGATTGGTTTCAATCTGTTTTGAGAGACGGTCTTCGTTACCGTGGATAACACTGTACATGATATCTTTATCTTCCGTGGCGCGTTCTATTTTTTCTTCGTGCCTGATTAGGATTTGCGAGATATTGCTATTAGATTCAGAAATTTTCTCCACTGCCTGCTCCAGCTTCGAGAGCATCTGCTTGCTTAGTTCGTCGTACGACTGAAGTTTTTCTTCCAAAATAGATACCCTGACGTTGGATGGCAGGTTGTTTGAGTTGTTAAAAAAAGCCACAGCAACGTAAGTCAAAAGCTAGTTTCAATTAGCTTTCAACGAGACGTGGTGCGGCTTTTT